GGAGTTCCTATTGGTGGAGGAGGTGGAGGAGGTCCAGGCTCTACGGGTCCTACGGGTCCTGGGGTAACTGGTCCAACGGGAGCACCATCTACGGTTGCAGGTCCAACGGGTCCCACAGGTGTTGGAGGAATACAGTTACTTTCACCAATAACAATAGCAGTTGGCAATGGAGCTGGCACTGGAAGTAGGACCGATACTATTCTAACATCTACCACAAATGGTGTTACTTGGGCACCTGTTTCAAGCGGAGGATTTATATATGGTGGGTCAGGTATTGCTTGGAATGGATTAAGATGGGTTGCTGTTGGATTTGGAGGCGATACTATCTTAACTTCTACAGATGGACTTGGATGGACTGGAGTTAATGGAACAAAATTTACAACTCAGGGATATGGTATTGCATGGAACGGAACTAGGTGGGTAGCTGTTGGGGAAGGAGGTAATAGTATTTTAACATCTATCGATGGCCTTAACTGGTCAGGTGTTAGTGGGACAACATTTGCAAGTTACGGAAAAGGAATTGCCTGGGACGGAACTAGGTGGGTTGCTGTTGGTCAGGATCTTGGAGGTCTTGGAGGTGGCAATACTATCCTAACATCTACAGATGGCCTTGGATGGACTGGTGTTACTGGAACATTATTTTCAGTTCGTGGATATAGTGTTGCGTCAAACGGAAGTAGATGGGTAGCAGTTGGTTCCCAGACTAATACTATTCTAACATCTACCGATGGAGTTGGGTGGACTGGAGTTTCTAGTGGAGGATTTACAAATTATTCTGGACAAGGAGTAGCTTGGAACGGTTCAAGGTGGATAGCTGTTGGACAGACTGTTAGCGGTGGAGCTAGTACAATTCAAACATCTACAGATGGACTCAATTGGACCAATACTTCTGGAGGATTTTCAGGATTTGGAAGTGGTATTGGTTGGAACGGTTCGACATGGATAGCTCTTGGTTCAGACACTACAAATCCTATTTTAATATCTGCAGATGGGCTTACATGGTCTAGAGCTACTGGATCAACTTTTCCTCTTTATGGATACGGGGTTGCATCAAACAATGTATGGAAAACAATTCCAGCAAATTCTCAAGACGCAAGTTCGAAAGTACTGACACTTCTCTACTCAAAATTCGGACTTATTTAGTTTTGCCTAATACAAATGAGCGCATCTCGCTACACAGCTATGCGAAGAACGATAGCTACTGCAAATGTGACAAAAGTGCATTATCCAACAAATGTTGCCAAGAATTACGATGCATTGTATTCTACAATCGGTTGTAATCCTACATTCAGTCTTTACATGTACGCCGATCCTCCTTGCTGTAAAATTCCTCCGCCTCCTCTTCCTCCTGTACCGCCAGTCCCTTGCTCTGTAATTTACGATGCACTATTTGCATCAAATGATGAATGTATGCAAATATTGGACGGAGGAAATGCTCTAAACAATTTCACTAATATTGTCGACGGTGGAAATTCTCAAACCAATTGTCCAATTATCGCATTATGTCTTTACTACGATGCGCTGTATTCGAGAAGCAATAACTTTTTACCCTCATTTAACGGTCAAGATTCAGGCCAAAACGACTTGTATTCATTAGATGGGGGTTATTCTCTAGAAAACTGCCCTCTTCCTGCAAGTTGTACTGTGTATGACGGTAGGTTTGCAATTAGCCAAATTACTTACAATGTTGATGGTGGCGGAGCTTCAGATGATTACCCCTTTTATTTGAATGCAGGCACCGCTCAAGTAAGTTGTTCTTTATGTTGTTTGCCATGCATTGAGTATACTGCTCTTACATCCACTGATAACTATCTTCCATCCTTTAACGGACAAGACTCTTCTCAAAACAATTATTTATCTCTAACAGGTGGAACTTCGAGTACAGAATGTCCGTGTTTTTGTCGTTGTTAATACAAATGGCACAGTCTGTAAAGTTTCAGCTCAGACGTGACACTGCTGCAGCGTGGGCTGGTAATAATCCAATTCTTGCACTTGGTGAACCTGGTTATGCCGTAGTTGACGGTACGACTGGTGGCAATCGTATGAAAATAGGAAATGGTCAGACAGGATGGAACTCTTTACCCTATGTTGATTGTGGAACCACTGGGCCTACTGGTCCAGGATTGACTGGTCCTACAGGTCATACAGGAACGCCAGGGCAAGGATCATGGACTTCTGAACTTATTGGAACAGTTATTCAATCTCCGATACGAGCTGGAACTTTTATTAAGACTGGTCCAACTGGATGGGATTCAGCTGTAAGATCTGTACAGTCGTTTAGCGACGGAGCGTATGTGAGTTTTGTAGGATTAACTGGGCCAAAATTTGTAGGATTGAACGATACTGTAATAACTCCATCTGGAGCTGCCAGTGATATCACATATTCGATCTATTTAGAACATACACCCCAAAACATAACTCTTTACCAGAATGGTTCCGTTGTACCTATTGTTGGTTCAAGTGGTTGGGTGAGCGGAGACTCATTTGCTGTAAAATACGATGGCACGAATGTTCATTACTACCATAATGGGACTGTAATTGGTACTCCTGTGGCAAGAACGATTGGACTTCCTTTGTTTTTGGATAGTCAGTTCAATAATAGTAACACCCAAGTTGATAATCTAGTATTTGGAGCTGGCGGAGGTGGAGGTGGAGGCGGTACTCTAGGAGCTACGGGTCCTACAGGTATTGGACCCACAGGTCCTACAGGAGTTGTAGGCCCTATTGCTAACGCTGACAATACTATAACAGCTTTAGATAGTTTCACTGTGGGAAATTCTTATCGATCAATGATTACAGACACAACTCCAACTGAACCATGGATGACTTTAAATACTGTTCCAGCAATGACATTCACACCTCAAGGAACGCGTCCTTACCAAGATTACGGTGTAAATGTTAGTGGGCTCAGTATAATTCCAAATGACTCGGGCGGTGTTACTGGAAATACTGGAGGTAGAGCTGGAACTGGATCACTATCAATCAGCAATAATCCTGTGCCAGGAAGAACTGGTATTGGTATAGCTTTATATGTCCCCGCCATAACTATAGGCGGATTAACACAAGACCTTATTTCACTTTGGGGATATGGGCTTGCTGTTTCATATCCAAGTCCTGTACCATTATGGTCAATAAATCCTGCTACTGGAGTTACGAGTTTTACATACCCTGTTACTGCACCTAATATTCCTTTGGTTGCTCCATTTACTCCTTTATATATTCCAATGACCTTCCCTGGAAATGCTAATAATAATGCAATATTTGGCACTGCTGCATACCCTGCACTAGTTGTAGGAGGAACATATATGATGATTTGGAGCGATGGTTTAGGTGTACATTCGCAAGGAACGTTTGCCATTGTAGCCAATACTCCTCCTACTAACCCTCCATTATTTAGTGGAATGAACTTTTCAACTACATTTAGCGAACTAGGTGTTAATACCGCAGGTGTAACAGGAAATGGTAGCACACAATTTTTCGTTCAAATAGGAGGAAAATCAGTAGCATCAACTGGTTTCGCAACTATTAACCGAATGACTTAAATATAGTTTAGTATAAATTACTTAATGGAACAGAAAAAGGTAGTCTTAGTAGGTGAGAACCAGGCTTCTTTAATAAATACCTGTTGGCAATATTCTAAAATATTCTATACAACTTTCACATCTACACAGAAAGCAGACTGGAAATCACATTATTACTCGTGGAACGGTATGTTTTCAAACGCAGACCTAATTGTGAATTGTGGAGGATGGGATATAGCTTATATTCAGGGAATTCAGCGTAAAGCTGTTCCAATAATCACATGGTCAGGCGATGATTTAGAAACTGTTCAAAGAATTCTGCGTATTCTACAATCGGAATGACGATAAATTTAATTACTTTGATTGTCTCTGCACTTGTACTTGGAGTTGCAGGATACTTCTCTTACAAACCAAAAGAAGTTCAAAAAATGCCTAATATGATGGACTTTCCTTTCAATCAGTCGACTGGGAAGGAAAAGCTAATTCAATCTAAAACAGGTGATGCATCTTTGTACACAGAAACGTCACGGCGAAAAGTTATTGCATCGACTTACCGTCCCGACTGGTGCTGTGGTGCAAAGGTAATAAAGGAATCGACTCATACGAAAGGAACAACATCTGGAGCTGTGGAGGCATTCATTCTTTCAGGATTCGGCCGTATTGTTAACTGCAATACGTGCGACGAGATTGTGTATGACGGTAATGGCGGTGAATGCGTTATTGATGGAAACGTTTAATCATATAAATTAAGGATGGCGTCTTGTACGCGCAATGCTCGTTTCGAGCTACGCAGAAACACTTCAACAAATTGGACGAACATCAATCCAATCTTGCTGGCAGGTGAACCTGGTGTCGAGCTTGATACGGGTCAGATGAAAGTTGGTGATGGAATTCGTAGGTGGAACAGTTTACCTTACGTTGGCACTGGAGGTGGAGTAGGGGCTACGGGACCTCTTATTTTTACAGCTTCCCAGCAATCAGGAAAGGATTTGAGAACTTTGACAGGATATTATGAAAATTCAACTACAAAAACTGTCCGAGACGCTTATTTCAGCGGAAGCGCAGGTAACCAACAATTCATACTTGTATTATCTACATTCAGTCCAACTTTTGCATCCAGCGGTATTCCTTCAAACTCTTTGAATTGGGATGTTCCTGCTACAGGATTCAGCGTAACTGTAACGAATCCCGCTGATTTTCCATCCGAGTATATCAGCAGTGTCAATAGCGTTGTTGGAACTGCTGGAACAGTTAGTTCTCTTTCTTTTTTTACTGCAGGATCACCTTCGCCTACACCTGCAGGAGGAATTAGCTGGAATCAGACATTTTCAACAGATGCAGATGCTTTTATTACACCAATAAGTTCTACAATAACAGGAGGATCTGCGTCTGCTACTGTAACTTTTAATTATAAGAGTGGAACAACTCCTGAAGCAGTGTATACTGTAGATAATACATCTTGGACTATTAATTGGTTCACGCCAACAACAGCAATAAGTACAGCATTCCTTTCTGGCAAAACATTTTTAGATTCGTACTCTTCTACAACCTACAATTTAACAGTTACAGGAATGAATAGTTCAGCTAATTATTCGCATGCCATATCTAGTATTGGCGGAACAATTACTAATTTTTCAGATTCAGGAACATTTACTTTTGACACAGCTATCCATAAAGATAACATAACAGGGTTGACACGTTCGGTAAGTACATCCACGACATTTAATAGACCTGCAACAGTTACTGGAACTTTTTATTCTTCTATTTTAACAGCTATGTCTGGTGTTTCAGCTACGTTTACTTATCCTAGTTTCTGGATATTTACGATAGGAGCAGGAACTCCTCCAACAACAGGAGATATCGTATCGGGAACTGGATTTAATGTTCCTACTGTAAATGTTCTAGATGATCAAGCTCGTACATTTCCTACTCAAGCCGTTTCAAATCCAAACGCAACACCAAGAGCATTTTGGTTTGCTTTGAAATCAACTGTTATACAACCTACCGTCTTTAAAACTGGAGCTAGTCCTAGTTTGTTGAGCGATGTAGCAGTTACAACTGGAAATTCAGTAAATTTAGCTCCAACATCTGTTCCTGCTGGATATTCTGCAGTTTCTTACACATTATATGGTATAACACTGCAACCAGGAACAACTTATGTCTTAATATCATAAATGGCGGGCAATTATGACGGCCTTACAAAAAACTTATGGCCAGGTACGTGGAGCGCAAGTGCGTCTCATCCAATTGTTCTGGATGCTGAACTTCGAGGTTCTTTGCGTTCAATTACTGGAGAATCTGGAAGCAGGTTGACAGATATAACTGGTCAGCGTTTGCAGGATGGTATGTTAGTGTTTATCAAAACAGGTTACACTGTTGGAGGATTTACAAGAAATTCTGGGGGATATTACCAGTACAGTTTATTGGTGGGAGAAAGTCGGGATGTAAATACGGGAGCATGTCCAAATGCTGAATCAAATTGGTCTGAATTTGTTGCTGGAAGTGGAGTTACGGGACCTACAGGTGTTCGAGGTAGTGCATTTTATTATGGAACAGATATTGATAACCCTCAAGGCCCAGTTCCAAATCCAACGATCGGGGATATTTTTTTAAATACAGAAACGGGACAGCTATACGTTAAACTTTCTTAATTTTAATGTTAAAAAAATCTTAAATGGCGACGTGGGCATCCGTAACAAATCTATTCGGCCCGACAGGTGCAACAGGTCTGCAAGGTGTTACGGGTCCTACGGGTCCTAATAGTGGTTTCACAGGTCCGACTGGTGAGCGCGGTCCGACTGGAGACAACAGCGGTTTCACAGGTCCGACTGGTGAGCGCGGTCCTACGGGAGACAACAGCGGTTTCACGGGAGCAACTGGTGCAACTGGTTCGACAGGTGAACGTGGTTCTACGGGAGCAACTGGTTCTACGGGTGCCGATGGTTCTACGGGTGCTACGGGTTCTACGGGTGAAGCTGGTTCGACAGGTGCCACTGGTGCCCCTGGTGCTACGGGTGCAAGTGGTAGTGCAGGTGCAACTGGTGCCACTGGTGCAGCGGGTAAGTCTGCTTCGCAAGAAGCTCGTACGATGGTAGTTGGTGGTAATGGGTTTGGAACGTTTGGAACAACTTCACTTATTTATTCCGAAAATGATGGAGTCTCTTGGGCAGAAACTTCTGGCGATCAGCTAAGCACTGTAAATGGAGTTTTTTACAATGGAACTAGATGGGTAGCCGTTGGTGCCACTGGCGCTAATTCAACGTTTCAGGGTACTATTGTTACATCTACTGATGGTATTACTTGGTCTGGACAAGGCGTTACTGGCCCAACTTCTCCAGTTGGGAATAAAATTTCATGGAACGGTAGCTATTGGTTGCGTCTTGGAGCAGTAGATGGAAGTGGCACTAACTCTATGCTTCGGTCAACTAATGGTCTTGTATGGACGAGTGCAGGTATTGGTAGTAACTTTACATCTATTGGCTACTCTGCAATTTGGAATGGGTTCGAGTGGTTGGCAGTTGGTACGAATCAACTGCCAGGAGCATCTCGCATATTATCATCTTTAGATGGGTATACTTGGACATCTACTGGAATAACTGGATTTACGATTCAAACTCCCAGAGATATATCTTGGAGCGGAAGAGTTTACGTTGCCGTCGGAGATGGTCCTGGTGCAAATTCCATTCAGTACTCTACTGATGGAATTGAATGGATAAATTCTACTGGATTTGCAAATTTTAACGGACAATCGGTTCAGTGGAACGGTACTAAGTTTATTGTAGTCGGTCAAGATACTGCGGCGGGTACGTATACGATATACGAGTCTGCAGATGGTATTGCATGGACTAGTGCTGGAATTTCATCGGCTTCTGGAACAAGTTCTTTGTATGGCGTTGAATGGAATGGTACACTTTGGTCAGCAGTCGGTAGCGTAAGTGCTGGATTATCTTCAATCGTATACTCATATGACAACCTAACGTGGCTTGGAGCTACTGGAGTAGTAAATGGCTCTGGTTATGCAGTTGCTTCTGCTAATGTTACACTTTCTACTGGAGGTGTTATTGGTAACGGTTCGGGCAGTAATGGAATTAATGGCTCTAACGGCTCTAATGGAACTCCAGGACAAGGTGCGTGGATCCCGTACTATGGTACACAACCATCAACAATTTTCCCAGCTACTAATTCTGGAGATGTTCTTACACTTGGATCAAGGGGTGGATCTTATTACCCAGTAACAAGATCGGTCCAAAGATTCCCTACTGCAACTGTTAGTACGCTAAGCTACAACGGACAAGCTGAATTCTTATTTGGTCTGGGAGATACTGGCTATGATTATAATTCAACCTTTAGCCCATCAGAATTTTCTGCTGCATGGTACTGCACTGGAACAACTGGCTTTGTTCCGTTCTACGACCATGGAACTACTGGAACTGTTTTTAGGCAGCCAGGTGTAAAAAATAACGCACTTCTTTCGATTATTTACGATTCTTCGAAACTTCAATTCCTAATAGATGGAGAGGTTCAATTAACTGTAACTGATCCAGGAGTTATTTCACGTATGCAAGGAAAAACTTACTTTCTTGATTCGTCATTTAAGTCAGCAACTATTCTTCGCAATACTGTATTTAGCTCGGCAGGTGAACGTGGTACTTTAATCTTTGGATCTACGGGGGCTCCTGCAACCTATGCCCCTCCAAGTTCTCGCGTTGGAGATTTTTACATTGATTATCTAAGCGGTATCATGTACATTCGGACCTTTTAAATTTATTTAACATGATAAATGCAATATGATATCCCTTCTGTGGATTTTTATTGGAGTCATTGTGGGATTTCTGGTTGTTTCGGTATTTACGCCTCCTCCAAGAATTCAAGCAGGAAATCCAGAACCAGGTAAAGAGAACAAATTCAATACACCGCTGGGATGTGTTCACTTAAATGCAAAAGAAGTTCCATGCGGATAATAAGAGATGCTCTTGAAAATATTTGAAATTTTAAGGAGTGAAAAAGCGGGCCCCGTTCTTTCGTTTATTATTGGACTTGGGGTCACTGTCTTATTTTTTCACAAGCCGTTTGACTACAAGTACAAGCTTGAATCTAGCGTATCTGATTACGTAAATAAACCAGTCAAGTTTGGAAATAAGTGCTATGTCTACACTGCGGAGGATACTCAGTGTGATTTACCGTCTTCTAAATAAATGGCAGACGGAGCAACTGACTTGAGTGATCTTCTTGGATCGGGCCCCGTCCAGAATCTGCCACAGTCGACTACGTTTTCACCCATTGTTACGGGAGGGGGTGATCCTTTTATTTCGCCAGTTGGTTCTGCCCCAAATAAACCCGCAGCAACGCTCAAGAGCAATTACCATATGTTCAGCACGATTCGACATGCATTTAAAAATTTAGTAATGTACTTTGGATTTTTCTTGGCTGCAATGATAGTGTCGCTCTCGACACCTCGCAGTCTGATCCTTCAGTACATTCCAAACACTTATACGTCGGGCGGTGTGCCTTCGTACATGGGCGCCGCTATCTTAGCGGCAGTGGCAGTGGCCATCGCTTATGTTGTAGGAACTCTCGGATCCTCTCTCGTTTGAGTAAAGAACCTTTAGAAGCCCATACTTTCTGATGCACTTTTCTAAGAATTTAATACAACTATCGCACGGCTTCGAATTGGCAATTCTGCCATCAGCAGTTATGCGAACGACCTTCAATACACACCCGCGAAGTCGTGAAGTATCTCCTAGATCTTTCACGACTGCCCGTTCTGCATGAATTGTCTGGTCTCCCCACCCGCATCCGCGAGCACGAGACCCAATCCTATTCCTTGACTCAGCAATCACCTTGCCATGCTTCGAAATCTCGGCCCTGTGAAAGTGAAATCCCTTCCTAAAGCACGTCTCGAACGCCATTTTGTTATTGAGATTTAACTAGACTAAATTGTTTTCGTTTTCGAGCAACTAATTTGTAATAACAAAGCAATGAGCTGGCTAAATAAACGTAGAGGTTGGGCAAATGAACCACCCGCTAAAATACACCCGCGAATTCTTTTTGGGCCTGGAATTTATTTGAGTCCTGGATTTGTGAAAGCGCACAACATAACGCATGTGATAAATTGTGCATTTGATAAGGATAGTCCCAGTTGGTTTCGTGAAAAGTATCCTTCGAGTTATATTTGTTTAGAAGCTATTGACAGTTTAAGTGAAGATATTATGAAATGGTATCCTCTCTTTGAAGAAACAATTAACAGATATTTGGAAGAACCGTACTCTCGAACTATTTACATTCATTGTCAGTGCGGGATTAACAGGAGCGGATTTATGGCTTTGCTTTTTGCATGTAAGAAGTTTGGGTTTCCATTTGAAACCCTTCGGCGCATTATTCTCAAACAAAGACCATGTGCTCTTTCAAACACGACATTCGAGAAACAAGTTGCATTAATTCTGCATAATAGAGATAATGAGCGATCTAGGCTCCAACTCTCTTTGGTCTGATATTTCCAGCAATCCAGATAGTGCTCAGACCGATATGATGGGGCCTTCTTACAGTTATGCCGATAACATTCCTGGCCCCTCTTCTCTTGGAATCGGATCTGCAGGAACCTTTTCACAGCTTGGTACCAATTTGAGCGGTATTGGAACATATGTTTCCACAATGATCGATGGAGATCCACCACTTGGAAACCAATTTTTTGTAAATACAGGCGGAACGTGTATTGCTCCCGATGGATCTTCGCAATCACGGTACAATTATATCAATAACAAACCATCTGGAGGTATTCTTCCTGCAGGAATGACTGAAATTGGTTCGGGAGCTAATGGTCTTATTCCTGGAGTCATTGGTGATATTGAAGGTCTTAATCCGATGTACATGATGAATGCACTAATGGCAGATTCTTCTCCAAAGTGCGAATGCTATAAGTGTGACGTTACTACTGGTGCATCTTCTCGGTTTTTGACTACAACTCTAAGTCCTGATTACAGTTCCACACATTGCACGCAAGTAGATGCGTCTCAGTGTACTTCTGAACCTTTTGAAAATTATTCAGGTGTTTCTCCAATTCCCACTTTCGTAGGAATCGGTATTCTTGTATTTCTATTTATGATGAAATAGACGTTTAAAGTTTTTAAAAGAGTAAGTGAAAATGAATGATATATTTCGAATTAAAAAAGTTCGTGATACGCCTTTCTCTAAAAAAGTGGTGTCTGGTACGATGGACTCAATGCATCAGACAATCGTTTCGACTTTGCAGTATGAGGAAAACAACCCTTCTAAAATAAAAGAACGGCTTGAAGAAATATCCAAGGAATTAGCTAGCGGATCTACCAGTTTGGAAGATATTTTGAAAGCTTCAAAACTAACAGAAGAACAAAAAATACTGACAGAAAAACTAGAATCAAAATCTCCAGTTGTTGACTATTATTTAAAAAATGCAGACATCATGCTGAAGTATTACGGCATTGGAGAAAAGCAAAATAGTTATGTTAATCTTGCAGATCAGAAAACTTTTGTAAAGTTTTTGATGGCTGAAACATCAGGAAGTTCCAAGAAAACTTTGTTTGATGAGTTTTCGTCACGAATGAAACTTAATACGGGAACAGTTGAAGTAAAAGAAGCACCTACCGAACATTGTACAAAGTGTAATATTGCAAGAGAAGAATCTTCTGAAGAAGGTATTTTGTTTTGTCCTTCTTGTGGATCAGAAGAATACATGTTAGTTGTTTCCGACATTCCTTCTTTTAGAGATCCTCCTAAAGAACGAAATAATTATGCTTACAAAAAAATCAATCATCTTAATGAAATTCTGAACCAGTTCCAAGGAAAGGAATCTACTATCATTCCCGTAGAAGTTATGAACGAAGTTATTTGCGAAATAAAGAAACGCAGGATTCAAAATGTTGCTGAGTTAGGCGAAAAGGAAATACGCGAAATTTTGAAAAAGATAGGAAGGTCCAAGTATTACGAGCACGGTACGCATATTATTTCACGCTTGAATGGTAACCCTCCTCCAACCATAACTCCTGAAATTGAAGAAAAAATACGAACAATGTTTCAAGAAATACAAGCTCCTTTTCTTATTTATTGTCCTGATGACCGAACAAACTTTCTTTCGTATTCTTACATTCTTTATAAATTTTTCGAACTACTTGAACTAGATGAATACAAAGTATACTTTCCTTTGCTGAAAAGCCGAGATCGTCTTATTTCACATGATGAGATATGGCAGAAGATTTGCGATTATCTCAAATGGGAATTTATACGATCCGTGTGATTTCTTCTAGTAATTCTTCCATTTTTAACTTGTATTTTCTATCGTCTGCTTTTTTAGGTGTGAGAGTATATATTTTACGTATTTCAGATTCTCCGAACTTTTCACTGCAAGGATAATCATCTGTTACGACCATTAAGACATAAAGTTTTGGCACATGAATAAGTGACCACATATCCTGTGCCCATCTGTCTTTAGCGCTTGTTTTACAAGAAATAACTATATAGTCTGATATGTTATTTCCAGTAACTGGATTTCCTAGCACAATATCTACAATATGATGGCCTCCGCTTTCGCATATAATTCCATTTGACTTTATATGTACTTGTCGCACCATTCCAAATTCAGAAAACAATCTTTCAGCTATTCTTTCCCAGAATCCACCTGAACCTTTGCTTCCAATCAGAGACTGGCGCAGAGAAAAGCAATCATCATAAATTTCCAAACATTTTTCGGATGTATAGTCTGCAAACTCTGGATGTTTTTCTTTTATCGTTGTAACTATTTTATCCCTTCTGAGAGCTGACATTTCTTGACGATATTCTTCAAGAAGTGCATTCTCCATTTTTTAAATTTAATTGAAGACATTAACCACATCCGTTTTAGGCACGGGGAAGCATTTTGTGCGTTAGGCACCACACAAGTGCAAACACTACCCCGTGGACAGCCGCCTTGACATGGAGGGACGAGCTTGGGGATGGAAGGCTAACGAGGACGCCAGGCACGAGCGCAAAGAAAAGAACGGCAAGAACTACATACTTCAGCATTTTATGTTATTACGCGGAGAAAGAATTTCTATTTCAAAATTAATGACTATTATTAATCGCTGGGGCTACCATCTTGTTGCCGATATTTCAAAATGTGCCCCACGGTCGATTAGATGCGCCGTAAATATTCACTCATTCAGCAAAGAACTTGTTCAGCGCATTGACATGGTACCCTACGGCTTACCTCAAATTGTCATGTTTGGATCTGGGAACAAAAAAGGATATACACTCGTACAACTTATTGAGACCTCGAACATTTGTGCCCACTTTGTAGAAGAAACAGACGACATGTACCTTGATGTTTTTTCATGCAAGAAGTTTGACATTCCAACTGTTGACGATACTATTCGAAAATACTTTAATCCAAAGTCAATTAAAAAAGTATATCTTGAGCGAAAAGCTGACAATTTTCCAGTAGACGAGCCAGGATGGTAAAAAAGTTATCCTTTAGCAGATTCCGTACGAAAGAAGCATCAGCTCCCTCATATTGGAATTTATTAAGTCGATGAGCTCGATCTTGCGCAAGTTGTTGCGCATGGTGGCATCTTCGTGCACTAGCTCATGGATCTTCTCTTCGGGGGACTCCTCGTGCTCGGTCTGACGCTTATCATCTTCGATAAGCTCAGCCAGCTTTAGTCCCACGATAGAATCCATCGACATCTCGATGGCATCCTGCTCGCGCTCTGCCTCTTCGGCAGTCGGCGCACCTGGGTGCGTCTCATCGGTATTCTTCTTAAGGTACTCCTTGATTCTGTCCTGCATCAAACGCAGGCGCTTCAGTCCGACCTTTGGGCTGAGACCATACTCGGGCACACCCTCATCGGAGTTGCCAAAATTGATCTCAAAGGTCTTCTTATAGTGCTCACGGTACGAAAGACCACTGGTCTTGTACGTCTTGTCCAGGCTCGACTTCAGATCATCCATCACTTCCTGGAGATCTTCGATATCAGAATCGAGAGTCTTCAGGGCAGCGGTGAGCTCTGGTATATCGGTGGACTTCATGAGGCCTCGAAGCGTCTCGTGCGTAAACGTAGACATCTTGTTGTTGAAAG